CAAGGGACAGGTTGGAACTCGCCAATGGCTGGTTCGTCCCAAATCGGAACCCCTGGCCCGATGGGCGGAGTGGCTGGTCCAGCATACAAGCCAGGAGTCGGTACAGTGTAGGAGGTGTGATGGTCGATCTAGGCCAGATCCTGCTGTATATCGTCATCTGGGGTGCAATTTTCTGGGTCTTGTGGTGGGGGTTGAAGACAATTAATCCACCGGAACCCTGGATGAAAGTCGGGACTGTGGTCCTTGTAGTGGCTACGGTGCTGGTTCTCATTAACCTATTGGCGTCCTTCCTGGGAACGCCAATCTGGAGGTGGAGGGCGTAGTGTTCAAGGAAGCGATTGCGATGCCCGCAGCTGTGGTCTGTCCAAGCTGCGGGTATATTTTGATGTTCGAAGGCGTGACGCACAAGCAGAAGTATGTCATAGCCGAGTGCCAGAACGAATCCTGTAAAGAAGTCAATAAGAAATACAAGATTGAATTGCCCCGAGTGGTAATGACTCCACATGAAACCGGAACTGCTACCGCTGCCGACTGAAGATCATGATGGTCCTGAGGTTCCATCAATGGCGTTGGTGGAGGAGAACCTCGCAGCTTTGGCGGAGACTGCGAAACTGCCCTCTTATGTTCGCACGCGAAACGTCCGAGAGCAGTTTCAGTATGCCTTTGAGCTCATTGGGGGCATCCCCCGTTTGGCCCACTGGGCGCACGCGAATCCAGACAAGTTCTTTTCGCTGTACAGCAAGCTCATCCCCGCACAAATTACAGGCGAAGGCGGTGGCGCTATCAAAGTGGAGCTGTCTTGGCTCAATGCGAGGGATACTTCTGGGCGCTCTCCCCCGCAGATAATTGACGTCAGCCCTAAACCTGAGGAGTAAACATGAAAGGCTTCTACGCACTCGTCGTACCGCTGGATCCTGCTCCGGAGCCGCCTGGTCATCCGGAGCATCCCATCGCCATCGATCCTGTCTACCCGTCGCAGTTGCCAAGTGTAGGCGGTGGGCGTCCTTCGCAGCCGATCTACATTCCGGATGTTCCAGCACACCCGATCGCAACCCCACCGGGATCGCCGTCGCACCCGATCGTGATCCCTGAACCGCCGCCTGGCATTCCTGTTCATCCCATTGCCCTCCCGCCTGGGCCGGAACCGCACTTTATCTTCCTGCCGGGCTTCGGGGTCGTGATGGTCATTACGGGGGTAGGTGGCGGGCCGAAGTGAACTCAGAAGTAATTGCTGAATGGCTACCAGCCCTGGTTATTGGGCTGGTAGCTATCCTTGCTATCGCCTATTTGTACTGGGGTGGTAAGCGGTGAGAATTGAGTTAGAATATCAACCCAGAGCAGCATTCGTCCCGTTTCATAACAGGAAGGCAAGGTTTGCCTCACTAGTCTGTCATCGCCGCGCTGGTAAAACTGTTGCGATGGTGAATGACCTGATCATTGGCGCGTTGGAATGTACCCTCCCGCGTCCGCAGTTAGCATACATAGCACCCACGTATCAGATGGCGAAGCGTATCGCATGGGAGTATCTCAAGCATTATGCTGCTCCCATACTAGACGAAAAGCACGAATCTGAGTTGCGAGTGACGTTGAAGAACCAAGCGAAGATATATCTGCTAGGCGCAGAGAAGGCTGATTCTCTTCGTGGTATTTATCTTGATGGAGCCATCCTCGATGAATACGCCCAAATTCGCCCCACCGCTGTCAGCCAGGTCATCCTTCCCAGCCTCTCCGATAGGTCAGGTTGGCTTGTCTACGCAGGTACTCCAAAAGGCAAAAACCACTTCTACGACGTACACAAGAAAGCTCAAGCGTCTCATGAGTGGTACAGCATCCTCCTCAAAGCCTCCGACTCAGGAATAATTCCGCAGCAGGAACTAGATCTGATTAAGTCGCAGATGGATTACAGCGACTATCAGCAAGAATATGAGTGCTCCTTTGAAGCCGCTCTTAAAGGAGCCATCTACGGAAGGGAAATGGAGTCGGCTGAGCAAGAGGGTCGGATTGGTAATTATGATCGTGATTCTGCTTTGCCTCTCGATGTGGTTGCAGACTTGGGTTATGCGGATGACACAGTTCTGACTTACTTCCAGCAGGCCCCTGGAGGTATCCTTGTCAACGAGATATACATTAATAACGAGCAAGATTGGGACCACTATCTCGATGAGTTGGACATGCGAGAAGTGCGGGACGTTTATCTACCGCATGACGCTCGCGCCAAGAACCTCCAAACTGGCCGATCAATCGTTGAACAGACACTACGTCGAGGTTACAGGCCTAGGCTTGTGCCAGATCATAAACTCAGAGACGGCATCGCCGCCACGCGAAAGCTATTACCATACATGTACTGGAATCTTCCCCTCTGCTCCGGCGGCATCGAAGCAATGAAGTCGTATCGCAGAGAGTGGGATGATGACCACGGTTGCTACAGAGAGCGCCCTGTCCATGATTGGGCTTCTCACGTAGCAGATTGTATTCGTTATCTGGGTATGGTTTTCTTGAATCTACAACCTGCTCCGCAGAGATTGATCCTCCCCAAAGAGTACGCCAAGAATCCCAACTATTCATTTAGCCTTGAAGATTTGTTCAACGACTACCGCACTAATCCAGGTCTTTGGAAGGGCCACTAATGCCTAGCCCAGAAGCAGTCAGCGTTGAACGAATCGGCTCACTCAAAGAACAGAATGAGAAGCTGGGTGGAGAATATGATCGTTGGAAGGCTGAGATCGTATTGGCTGAGAAAGAGCAGGATAAATGGCGTCGCAAGGCGAGGAAGATCATCAAGGAGTTTCGGGCTGAGCGGACGGAGGTGAGCGGTGTCGATCCGTCCATGGAACGCAAGTTCAATTTGTTCTCTGCTAATGTGAACATTATGCAGACGGCGCTGTTCAATCAGCCTCCCGACCCGACAGTTAATAGGATTTTCAAGGATCCGCAGGACGACGTTGGTCGCGTAGCATGTTGGATCCTGGAACGTGCCCTTAGCTCATACAACAGCAAGGGCTTCAAGATGAACGCCATCTTGGATCAGGTGGTCCAAGACATGCTGACCGCAGGGGCAGGAGGGTCGTGGCATACCTACTACGCTGAGACAGAGTCAAAGAAGGATGAAGCGACAGGCATTGATTACGATGAGGTAATCAAGGAAGAACTGAAGGATGAGTACGTGTATTGGGAGGATTTGTTGTGGTCTCCCGCCCGCTGCTATCAAGAGATCAGGTGGATCGCTCGCAAGACCTATCTTACACGTGATCAACTCATCAAGAGGTTTGGTAACAAGAAGGGCAAGGAAGTCAATCTTGACTACTCGACCAAGAAGACAGACAACTCGGTTGAGACCCAATACAAACTGTTCCAACAAGCCGTGATCTATGAGATCTGGGATCGCACGGAGGAACAGGTCATCTGGATTTCCAAGGCTTACGATCAGATCTTGGATCAGAAAGAGGACTTCTTGGAGTTGGATGGGTTCTTCCCATGCCCCAAGTTCCTCATGGCGACGGTGTCGAATGGGAAGTTCATCCCCATCCCTGACTTCCAGTATGCGGAGGATCAGTACCGTGAACTTAATGAAATCAACACTCGTATTTCACTACTCGTCCGGGCATGCCGGGTCGCGGGTGTGTACGATAAGGCATCGCCGCAGGTCCAGACGCTCCTCAACAATGCCGCTGAGAATACGCTTGTACCAGTGGATCAGTGGGCCGCCTTCGCAGAGCGTGGTGGGATCAAAGGCGTGGTGGATTGGGTACCGCTTGATCAGATCGTCGCCGTTCTTGAACAGCTTCTAAAGAATCGTGAGGACGTCAAGAACCAGATTTACGAGATTACAGGAATGGCGGACATCATCCGTGGAACGTCGAAAGCCACGGAGACACTCGGCGCCCAGAAAATCAAGGCTCAATATGCCTCGATGCGCATTCAGGAGAGGCAGAAGTCAGTAGTTGAGTACTGCTCCTCCGTGTTCGACATTCAAGTCCAGCTGATGCGCAAGCATATGGACATTGAGGAGATCCAGAAACTGGCTCAAGTCCAGTTTATGAACGAGGATCAGCAGATAGTTGAGCAGGCTCTCCAGCTCATCAAGAAACCTGAGTTTGTGCTTCAGTGCTGCGTTGAATCTGATACGTTGTCAGACATTGATTTCCAAGCGGAGAAGCAAGATCGTATGGATTACATGTCGACAATTACCAACTATCTCAAAGAAACCATGCCCATGATCACGCAAGATCAGATCTTGGGCCCGTTCCTCATGCAATTGCTCCAGTTTTCACTTGCTGGTTTCAAGATCGGCAAGAAGTTTGAAGGCGAATTGGACAAGACGTTCCAAGACTTGCAGCAGAAATTGGCTCAGCCCCCGCAACAGCAGCCATC